ATATGAAGAAAGTATTACTTGAGATGGAAGAATCCACTCACGCAAAACTAAAGAAAGCAGCTAACACCAAGGGGATGAAGTTTTACGCATTCCTAAAGCAAGAACTAGAAAAGGTAGCTAAACGCGAGGAACGCAAGCAATGAGCACACAAATAACGCCATTTCAGGGAGTTCAAAACCTAATAGCAGAACAGCGTGACATGTTCATGCCTGTTTTAACCGACCAATCAATGTCATGGGAGAAGGAAAAGCAATTCGCACTTCAAGTGCTAAACAAGCCAGATAACCGAAATAAAAACGAGCTTTGCTTTGCTGGTAAGACCGCGCTAAACAATCCAGCGTCGCTACAGAACGCGATCATTAACGTTGCGGCTTGTGGTATTACTTTGAACCCAGCGGCTAAACTGGCTTACCTAGTACCGCGTGACGGTGCAATCTGTCTAGACATTAGCTACATGGGTCTTTTGCACATAGCGCAGCAATCAGGCTCTATTTTGTGGGGTCAGTGCAAGCTGGTTTATTCGAACGACTCATACCGTAACATGGGGTTAGACAAAGCTCCTGAGCACATTGCTAACACGTTTGGGGATCGCGGTAATATCATTGGTGGGTACTGCACGATTAAAACGCCTGACGGTGATTACCTGACCGAAGAAATGAGCATTAAAGACATCGAGAAGGTGAAGGCGACAAGTAAAGCCGCTAACGGTCCATGGAAAACATTCTATGAAGAAATGGCGCGTAAAACCATTGTTAAGCGAGCGTCAAAGTATTGGCCTAAAGCTGACCGACTAGATCAAGCGATTGATTACTTGAACACTGATGCTGGCGAAGGTCTAACCGATGACGGCCAGCCACAGCCGGAATTGATTATTGATGCAGAGCAAAGAATTGTTGAGCTTGCCAATGGTATGGGCAAGAAAGATTCTGACTTGTTCGAGTGGCTATCAAAGTCATTTAAGCGTGAGATTCAATGCTTTGATGATATGGCTCAAGATGAAATCCAATTCATCTGTAGAAAACTGGAAGGTAAAAAATGATTGAGTTTAACGGATTTACTCAAACAAAAACCTTTGATTTAGATCAAGGGACTGACGAGTGGCGAGAAAACCGATGCGGTGTTATTACTGCATCCCGCGCTCACGAAATAATCAAAACCGGTCGCAAAAAAGGAAGTTACTCAGAAGCTAGAAAAGCCTACATGAACGAGCTAATTGCTGAGGTGTGTACTGGCATCATTCCTGAATCAATTAACTTTAAGCAGGCTGATTGGGGCCATTTAAACGAGCCTTTGGCGCGTGACGCTTATGAAGCTAGAACATGGGACGTAGTAACAGAGTGCGGACTTGTCTACAGAGACGAATCATTGCGATGCGCAATTAGCCCTGACGGTTTAGTTATGGATCGTGAGAAGGGTTTGGAAATCAAGAATCCGTTCACTACAAAAGTTCACATAGATACGCTGCTTTATGGTGACATAAAACCTGAGTACCTAACTCAATGCCAGTATTCAATCTGGGTTACTGGTTATAAGTCTTGGGATTTTTGCAGCTACGATCACAGAATGAGAGGAGAGGTTGGGAACAGACTGTCAATCACTGAGGTGATGCCAAACGAAGAAACAATTAACACATTTGAACGAGAAATACCGCTATTCATTGAAGAAATGGACGAGCACTTAAAAGCGCTTGGTTTCGAATTTGGTGATCAGTGGAAACAACTTTAAGGGTAATAGCATGACTAAACGAATTGTAGCCGTAACGGGCGAATATCAGAACCAGCAAGGCGAGACAAAAGCGGAATTTACTAACGTTGGTATTATTGGGGTATCAAGCTCAGGTAAAGAGTATATGTTGCTTGACCCTCTTTATAGCGCGGCTGGTGTACTGGCCAAACAAAACGCACTGGCTTTTAAGCGTGGCGAGCCTATCAAAGATATGGTGATGTGCAGCGTGTTTGAAAACGATAACAACCAAGGTCAGCAAGGTCAGCAAGGTCAGCAACAAGGCTACGGCAACCAAGGTCAGCAGCAAGGTTATCAAAACCAAGGCTACCAACGTTAATCTAAACCCAAGGCGGTTAATAGCCGCCTAACTAAAGGAATAAAAAACATGAGCAATGAACTAGTAGTAATTGAAGAAGGTAAAGCGCTAACTATCCTTTCACAGCCAGAAGGTGTTGATAAGTTGGTTGGTGAAGTGCGTGAGCGTGTAATGAGCCTGAAAGGCGGCAATCTTGAAACTGGCGTTGGTCGCAAGCAAATCAAGTCAAACGCATTTAAGGCTACAAAAGCGAAAACAGCCATTAACGAGCAGCACATTCAGCCACTAATCGATAGTATCACTAAAAAGATTCAGCCAGACCTAGACACTATCGACGCGCTAAAGGACAATCGCAAGCGCCTTAACGCTGGACTCGATCAAATCCGCAAAGACGTTAACGCAGAAGTTCAAGCTATTGAAGATGAAATCAAGCGCAAGGAAGAAGAAGAGGCCGCACGAGTCGCAGCCGAAAAGCTACGCGAAGAAGTAGAACGCGATCATGAAATGGCGTTACTGATGAATGCTGAGTTTGACCGCCAAGCAGAAGAGGTGCGAAAGGCAGCAGAAGAGGCCGAGCGTTTACGTCTAGAAGCAGAAGAGAAAGCCCGACTAGAGCGTGAGGCGCAGATT